CAACGCCTTAACATGGGCAATGTCTTTCCCTTTTCTGCTAATACCTTTCTTGTCGTAACTACGACGCGCCCGCTGGCGCTCCATTCGGTTTTCGTGTTCGTCTCTTTCGACTTGCTGTTTGTATTCTTTCTTGTACGGTCTTGCTTTGTTCACGTAAGGCATAACTACCTCTCTCTGTAAAATCTACACGTACTGACGGGGCACCATCCGCACAACCCGCCCGGCTTCGCCATCCACATGTTGTTAGCGAAAGCCATCTCCAGTTGATCTAAATGCGGAATAAAATTTTCCCACAACTTGCCTGCTTGATCTCGTGTGTACTCTTCGTTAACAAAACTATTGTGCATCACAAACAGTAAGCCAGCCCTAATCCGCTCCACTTGTGGAAAGTGTGCATAAGTCATCAGCGCCATTAACTTTAACTGCTTCGGGTCGGGGTAACGGTTACTGCCTGTCTTGTAGTCGATGATGTAGGCATCAGTCCCGTCCACCACAAGCAAGTCAACAATACCCCGTACCCACCTAGTATCGGAATCAAACTCGCACGGTTGCCGCTCTCGCGTCAGCGCCATCTGATATTCGCAGTATCTGTCGCCCTCAATCTCAAGTATGGCATCAAGCGGGGGCTGAAACCGTTGATAGTTTTTAACTAAAGGCACGCCTTTGCAGACGTAATCTTCCAACGCCTTGTGAACTTCTGTTCCGTAAAGCATTTGCTCAGAGGCTTTCTTAACAAAGTCCTGCGCTACCTTAGTGTGGTAGTACTGCTTCGGACAATTAATAAAGTCCTTGAGGCTGCTGAATGACCAGTTAATCATCAAACCGACTCGCCATTACTTCGTTGTAGTCGAACTTAGTCTTAAAGCACTGATACAGATGAACCATATCATCGCTGTACTTCAAAACTTCGTTGTTGTAAGCAAAAGCATATTTAGGAACTTTGATCCTGTTGTAGTAGAAATTCCATCCTTTGTCCGTTGGTCGCCACAGCCCACTATGCTTGGCTCCGCCTTCGTCGCCGTCTTTGGGGCAGCGTTCGACAAGTTCCCACGTTGTTAGGATGGGCAGTTGATTACTGCGAATCACGAATCGCGGCCCGGTGTTCGGCACATCGATCCAATCGTACCCCGTACGCTTGACTTCTTGGCAAAGCCAGATCAACGACTTTGCCATTGTCTTGTTCAATGTACGTTTGTAAATCTTCCCCCACCGATCACAGACAGGACAATCCCCGCCATCCTTGCCGATAACTTCTCGCCATGAATCACGTAATGAACTGAGTAACATAACTAACATTCTCCGTATGACTGACCGTACTTTGTTTCACATGCGACTGGTAAACTTTTTGCCCACTCTGGGGGAGTAGACATGACTTCAGTTATAAACGCAACGGCCTCTTGTACTTCCTCCTTCGGGGCCACGATCACGGCTGCGTCATGCACTGTCAGCACGGGTCGATAGCGTTCTCTGATTTGGAGCATCTGCTCACCCACAATGATCCGCGCCAGTGCTTGCACGATGTTCTCCACCATCGCGCCACCCCATATTGAAGTGATTCCCTTGCGCGATTTGTAGATGTACTTCTTGTCGCTCAACCGCAGATCCGGGTACCGTATAAACAATTTATTAGGAAGGCGTATACCTAGTGAACCTACCTGAATAACGTTATGTTTGCCGATAGTGTAAGGTTTTAAATTACTAGGCCATGACGTTAAGTGTTGTAGCGCACCATCGCACTCGTGCCACAAGTCCGTGACCATGTGGTTTGACTCGCGGTATAGGTCTACGATGCGCTTGCACTCATCTTCCGAGAGGTCAGCCCCCGGCGGCTGAGTCTTCAACGTGTGCTGAAGTTTCTTAGCCCCCGTGCCGTAACCCAGTCCAAGGATACAAGTCTTGCCTACGAACCGTTCGACGGGATCGGCCTTACTGATCGGTCGCTTATAAATCTTCGCGGCAAAAATCGAATACACATCCTCGCCTTTGCGGAACTGCTCGACCACATCGGTTTGCCCTGCAAGCCACGCAAGAACCCGCGCTTCAATCTGGCTGCTGTCACAGTTGATCACGACATGACCCGCTGGAGCCATGATGGAGTTCTTTAAAGTCTTCTTTTTCTTGTCGCGGCTAGGCAGATTCTGGAAGTTAACCGAGTCGGTGCCAGCCCAACGCCCCGTATGCGCCCCGTAATACTTGAGCGGAATAGGGATCTTGCCCCGGTTTCTAGCACCAATCCCGATAAAACGTTCAATACGTGACTCTTCAATCGTGGACTTAGTACCCAGACGTACCGAACACAGTTGCTGAATTACCGGATCGTCGTGCTCCGATAGGGCGATAAAGCCCTCGTCGTTCTTGGCGAGAGCGAAAGTTTCTTTACCCGTAGTGGGGCTGATCTTCATCGGCACTGGGATGTTTAACTCTTTCAAGATAGCCGCGAACTGTGGGTTGCTTGCCAGTTTAGCCCGTACCTCTTCCTCACTCCCAACGCCTAGCACCCCTTTTAATCCCGCCAAAAGTTCGCTTTTCTCCGCCTTGATTTCCTCAAGCCGCTCAACTAATAGCGCGTCGTCCACTTCAAGCATTGGCTGCGTGTACATACGCAGAGTCATGTCGATTAGATCTAGTTCTTCTTGCGGGAAAAAATCCGAGAGCAGAACGTTAAACAACTTGAAAGTAAGATTGACATCGTTAATACAATAATTCCCATAAGCAGCAAGATCGGCAGAAGAAAAATCTTGCCTACGCTTGCCCACAGCGTCGATGACTTCCGTACCTTTCTGACCAAGCCCATACATCTTTACCAGATTAGCCAATGACCCGCTGACATCTACGCCATGCTTGGCTCGTGCCATACACAGAGTGTCGAAATAGTATGCAGGGATAATCCCGAAATACCAAGACAGGATCGCTCCATCAAACATCGCGTTGTGGCAGAGCAGCGCAGAGTTCGCCCAATCAATCTGGTCTAACTTTGCTTTGATCTCGTTCCTATCCCCACTTACCCACTCGCATCTACCGTCATCAATCTTGATGCCAACCCCAATGACTTCAAACTGCGGATTGCGGACGTACTCTTCCGTAGTTATGCGGCTCAAACTAAATTGCTGTGAGTAGTACGTTTCAAAATCTAGCGTTACAAAACTCATGGATCGACGCTCCATGTTTCTGTCTGACGCTCAAGCCTAGGCCACTCAGATTCAGTGATGAACGACTTGTCCTGCACGAGTACATGATTAGTGGGCTGTGCCGTGAACCTGCCGTTGTCTAACTTGATGAAGTAAAACTCTTTGGACTGCTCCGGTTCCAAACTAAATCCATCAAGCATCGGTATGGCTGTGAACATGTACCGCCCAGTTAGTTCTTCTTTAGAACGCAAGCGAACACGCATTGTTACGGCTTCAAGGAACGGATACTCCACCACGCTGAAGTGATGTCCGTAGCAATCCCAAGTCTGGCTATCGCACGGCATCCAATTCATTGTCGTGGTCGATACCTTGTGCATGAGTCTGTGCAGCGGCACGTTCCGATACACTGCCCCACACTCCAACATAACGTGACAACCCCAAGTACGACCGGGATGGCTCACTAGCCCAAACCACGCCACTCGCTCCCAGTCACTGTTACCAAACGTGTGTGGCTGAACATAACAATACGTATGTCTTGGTAACGGCCCTGCACCCGAATAAATCATTGCTTCCTCTTCGCTTTTAACTTTGCGTTTTCTTCTCGCAATTTAATGATCTCCTCACGGCAAGCCCACAACACACTGCCCACTGTGAGGAATTTGAATTCTGTAGTTGTTCCAGCGTCGTTAATCTCGTTAGGCAACACGCGGATCAAGTCAAGGATATCGTCTTCAGTTTCCACTGGCGTGCCTTTCTTTTCGTACTTGATCGCGCACCAATACAAGCAACTTACACATCACGTGCGTCTGCGCTGCCTCTTTACCAGCCCGTCTAAGCGTGTCGTATTCTAGTGCGTATATCTCTATGATGTCCCAACGGAGAACTTCCAGTTTACCGTCGTCGCTAATCTTCGCCCACACCGTATTCGGTGCGGCAATTTTTTTAACGTGCTCCTCTGGCACTTCTAAATACGCTTCGTCTTCGCTATTCATTTACGATCTCCTTGGCTAAATTCATCCACTCTTTGCCGTATTCAACGTCTACGTAGTCGCGGAACCACGGCCCACCTCGTGTGAAGTGAACGGCTTGCGGGTTCGGGCAGTCATCGCGGGTGTGCCACCCTTCCAGATAGTTGTATGCAATGGGCAACTCACCGATACATGCGTCCCACAAGAACCGCAGTTGATGTAGGTACATTCCGCTCTCGCGGTTTACGAGTTCGGGCGTGACTGTTTTTGTGTGCAGATGCTCACAGTTCCACAAGATCATGCTCGACCAATTCTTGCGCGGGTACTGATGTTGCGCCGCCCCGTCCATCTTCGTTGACTCTTTCGGCTTGTAGTCATGCTTCACCACGACAGCGCCGTAGTACGGGTTCATGTAGTCCTGCAGTGCAGCGACATCGCCTCGCCAGAGAAAGTCACAGTCCATGAACACCGCCCACCCCTTGTATCCTGCAAGGTGCGGCACGAGGAAACGGGTGAAGGAAAACTCTGTCGATGACAGCGGGTCATGCTCACGCCAGTACAAGTTCCGTTCGCGCATCTCCGACTGCTTGATCGGCTGAATCTCAAGCGGCACGGATGTATGTTTCTCCAGTGAACGCTTGCATACTTGGTATGCAACGTCTTCCCGGCTGTCCCAACCAATAAAGATTTTCATGTTTTCTTGATCCCCTGTGCTAGAGCAAGGAACTTCTCCAATTTCTGCACTGTGATTTCCGTGCTGTTTATCCCGAATACGATCCCGGCTTTCTCGGCAAGTTTGATCACGTTATATAACTCGCCGCCTTCAAGCGAACGGGCGCACTCTTCGCAGTGTGTTTTCTTGCGTAGCCTTGGGTAAAGGTTGCAGTAGTCACAAGTCAATTCCTTGTCCATCCACTGCCAGCCAAAACATATCCGCATCATGGCACGGTGGAATGCGTGGGGTTTTCGGGTTACTCCAAACTGCTGGACACCCTCCGCGCCCGGCAGTAGCCAACGGCCTAGTTCTTTCTTCTGATGCACAGATGTCATTTGCTTTCTCCTATCTCACGGATGGCGGCTTGAAGCCCATATGATATTTTCCCGTCCATTGCAAATGCAGTCGCAGTTGCATATGAACTATCCCACGCTGCAGCCAACGACCGATTCCATGCGGCTTCTTTTTCGGCATCCGACGCCAAAGTAGAATTTTGCAAAGACCAAGCAGCCTCCCAAGCCTCTACAGAATTTTGACCTGCGCTGCGTGCAGCATCCCATGCGGACTCGTGTGCCGCTAAAAATTCATCCTCTGTTGCTTCGCCTCTACAGTATTTTTCTGCAACACCAAGAGCAGCAATACTTCGAGGATCAGTCATCAAATGTTGGAATTCTTTAGCAAGATTTACTGCGCTAAGTATTTTAATCGAAGGAACTACGGTCATATGTCCCTCTGCCATGCGGATGATGTCTTCGCTAATCATGGCTCTTGCACCCATCTTGCGTCTGTACTTTTCAACTGTCTCACCTCAGTTTCCAGTTCTTCAATGCGAGACACGTACCATCTGATTCGCTCACGCATCTCGCGTATCTCTTGTCGATACTCCGATATGGTGTGGGACATACGATCCCACTCACGATCCCAATCGTCATCTGTATTTTTCATACACCCTCAAATAGTTTCTTACGTGCTTCACCCTTGTAGTGCAGGATCTTGGCATCGGCGTGTGCATATTCTGGTAGGCACCCGTACTCAGACTCAGTTATCACTGCTACTCTCTCGGAGTGCCGCTCAAAAAAGATACGTAACGCTTCTTGATCGCCGTACCACTTCTTGAACTTGGTATCCAACTCGTCGTATATGCTTAGAAGATCCTTCCACACTTCGCTTTTTGCTACGACTATACAGCCCACGTATGGGTACAATTCTCCCAACGTCTTGCCTTTGTATTCGTCAAACCGAATGCCGCGTTGTTCAATGTTAAACTCTGCGTCTGAATTAAAAGTTCTCTGCAAAAAAGCGACATCTCTGTCTGCAAGTAAATCTTTAACCGCAATCTTGTTAAGCACTATCATGTCTGTGTCCATGTAAAGCGCCGGTGTATCGATTGCAAGTAGCGAATAGGCTTTCATCCGCGAATACATCAAATTGTCTTTATCTACTTCGCTTTCAGCCCTAGCCGTAATGCCCATCACATCCGGCGTATCGGTGTCGGTACACATGATGATGTCTGCGTCGGGGTTGTGACGCAGAATGGACTTGACCATTTTCTGTGGATACGAAATGTCCTGCCCTACGTGAAAGAACACAAACGTCTGCTTGTCTCTCGTGCGTTGCCCTAAGATTGACTCAAGTTCATCCTTGACTTGTTGCAACTGCAAGTCCCATGGAGCGTTCATGTTCTCACGCTGAAAGATCTTAACGCCAGAGTACCAGAGGCTCTCGTTGCCAACACGGTTGTTCCAGTACCAGAGTTTGTTGGCGTCAAGGAGTAGAACATCCTTGCCCATCGCCCCTGCCAGATGCACTGTCGCACACGATGGTGAGATCACGACATTACACATCTCTATGAGCGCAGCGACATTCTCCATGTCGAAAAAGGTATCAATGTGCGTGGTGATGAGACTTGGATGAAACCCATCGCCGTCTCTCTGTGAGTCCCCGTACTGTAAGTTGATGAACTTCAAGTGCGGCATGTCCAGAATCGGTCGGAACTTCTCCAACGGAACTGACTTGTGCGTACCAATCACAGGCGCGGTACTTGTCCAAGACAGCCCAACCACGAACTCGTCTTCGCGGATGCCATACTCCTTGCGTAGCAAAGCCACACGCTCTGGGTCAGCCTTTACGTAGCCGGACGAAACATTTTTATCAATGTCATGAACTGACTTAATGAAGTGCTGCGCTAGTGAGGCTATTGGCAAGTGCGAGTCATGCTCAGACATCTTGACCCGCGCATTGTGAGATAGGAACTTAACATTCTTAGCCTTGCACCCGCGCTGAAAGAGATTCGCTATCCGCAGATCAATCATAACGGTGACTTCATCCACCTCCCGTGCCAGTGCTTCAATCAGCGACCCATACAAAATCTGATCACCGATACCCTGCTCACACCAGACAATCGGGCGACGTAGCCCCTTGCCCCGCTCCCACTGCGGATGCTTAGTACGGAGTATGGGAGACTTGAATGACTTACTCCCCCACCGCCGCTCGTAACCCTCCCACCCTTTCTTGAAGTCGCCCATCTGCAGGGCTAGAAGTCCAACAGTCCATCCTGCATCGTCGTTAGTCGGTTCAAGTCTTACGGCCAGATCAAAGTACTTCCTAGCCGATTCCCAACGGTGCATCTCCCAATGGCATCGCCCCGCCTGTAGCGCAGAGGCAGTCAAAATCGGGACAACGCTATTTAAGTTTTCCAAGTAGCCAATTGCATCGTCGTACTTGCCCTCTTTCGCTGCTTCAAATCCTACCTCATAGACACGTTTTGCCATGTCCATGAGGGTTTGGGTTTTAGGTTTTTCTTCGCTCACCAGTATTCTCTCCCTGTCCCACGCTTCGCCGCCCACTCTGGATTAGGCACGTGCGCCCACTCTCGGTGTGCCTCGGCTTTACGCTGTCTCCACCAATCGATAAATGCACGGATCATGTCATCTCCTGCGGAACAAGTTGGATTAGTCTAACGGGCATTGACACAGCGGTCTTGTTGTCCCCACGCGGGTAGATCAGTACACGACTTGGATGCTCAAGCATCAGCGCGTTAGCCACGCCCTTCTCAATGCCCTCAAAGTCATCAAAAACAATTACGGTTTTGTCGTGAGTAATACTCGCAAGATAGTCAAAGTCTTCTGCTTGTATCCTGCCGTCAAGGTAAATTAAATCAACGACGATTTTTTCTTCAGCCAAATGCTGAAACATGCTTGTTGATGAAAGTTTGGGGTATTGAAAAAGTTTTGAGTCGGTGACCGGACTGATATTAATTGCGTTAGTCATGTCACACGTGTGAATGTCTGCTGACCACGCCCCCTCTCGCATCACTCTTGTAGATACACCAATAAACGTACCCACCTCGGCAATGACTTGAGGGGCAAAGACTCTCACTAATTTGTACAACTCAACGGCATCGTCGTAGGACAGTGAGCCGGTGTTGTAGTCGGCTTCTCCCCGTAGATGTTGTTGGTCTTTGATAATCTTTTCTATCGCTTCATACGGGTACTCTGAAACCTTGTCATCGACAATTTCCCAAAAGAACTGACTGAACCTTGACCGTCCAATTTGTAGTGAATTCATTTTTTAGCCTCTCTTTCGGTTAACATAGCGTCTGCGTAGGTATACGCAATTCGTGCTGCTTCTTCGGGGCGCATGACAATCCCATGCGCTTGAATCAATGCGTTAAGACTGTAACCAGCCATGTAATCACGCAAAGTCATGCCATGCCCCCACCATTTAAGACGGTCGCCTTCTAATTGCGGGAAGGCAAACTCGTTCTTGGGTTTCACGCAGACTTCCTCGCTTCGATCTCACGATTCAGATACCACGCGGCCTTCTCAAGATCCTGCACAGGATCAGAGTTCTTCTTACCGGCACGGCTCACGTACTTCACCACGTTACCCAAGCGGTAGTTCAGATCCTTCGCTTCGATGAAGTCTATGGTCTCAACGCCACCGGCCTTGTAGTGCGCGGGATGATTGACGGGATCAGACTGCGGGAGCAACGCCTTTAATTCGGCCTTCGTTTCTTTCACCGCTTTTACAATCTTTGACGGCTCCTTGTTTTTATCAATCCACCGCACGTAATACACGTACTGCGGCTTTACCTTTACCAACTTTGCGACCGTGTTGATCGACTTGCCCGACTTCAGAAGGGACAAGATTTTTGCTTTCTTCGACATAATTCAATAACTCCTTGCGTAGATTTACTACGTTTGTTTCATCGACTACTAATGCGACTCCACCCGCTTTGCGAATGTCGTCGTGATGCTTCAACTGAAGCGCGGTGGGCTTACCACCGTTTGCCTTACACTCTATACCATAAAACAACCCGGCGATACAAATAATAAAATCCGGCGCCCCAGAAGAAGAGAAGCCAGTTCCCATGGGCATCGTGTAGTAAGCGCCAAGGTCATTCAGCACCTCCTTCACTTTCTTTTTGACTCTTCCTTCCGGTGTCAAGTTCCGCTCCTCCAGATAGTTCCTTCAAATATTCATCAGATAAAATAATTTGGTACATGGAATTACCGACAAGCCAGCCAACTTCACGTAAAGCATCAAATTCAACGGCAAGACGGCTGTTCCCAACAGAATGAATCAATACAAGTTTCTCTTTAATCAGTTCAGGCAAAGTGTCGAGCGTAAATCGTCTTATGTAATCTTTACCCACGTATATAACAAACTCGTAGTAACTCACTCGGTGCATCCACACCGCATAATGATTATCCAAGTACCCGTCTTTGATGGGATACAGTGAGGCACTAACGTCTAATAGACTCATACATAATTACCTCACATCGGGAGCAGCAATACCTTGGCAGAGTGAGGATTACCCCAAAAACGTGCCGCACCCATCTCCGGCCAGAAATAATTGCCGCACTCAGTAAAAAGATCACCGTCTGTCGCTCGGTGTGCCTTGAGCATGGCAATAGAGTATTCCAACTCACCCTTCAACGGTTCAGGAATACAGTCAAACGACTTGTACCATTTAAATTCTACCTCTGGCTTGATGTACTGATACGGAGTCTGACTGTGAGCGCGTGTGTAAGGCAGACGCCCCTCCGTAACATATTTATCCAGTGCTGCACGCACAGGCTCGGGGCTGATCGCGCCCAGTACCACACCGTCATTGATGTCCGTGATATAGACCCACTTGTTACCGTCAAAGAAGTCATAACTCTTCTTGATAGAGTCTTTGAATTTATTTGTGCTCTCTTGATAGTCCCTTATCACAGAGTCAAGTCTCATCTTACATTGAGACGGTATATCTATAAGCGAGATGTCACCCATGTACGCCCTAACTAGCAGCGTAGTCAACTCAGAATCAAGCGAACTAATCTCTGGCCGTCCACTGACCCTGCGACCATTCAAATTGTCTATAAAGTCATCGGCGAACTCTCGTACCAAAAAGTTAATTTTATCCTGCGCGTTTCTTACGGCAGATTCAAACAGCCCGAAATTAGGATGCGATGAGCCTTGTCTAAATTTGGCTTGCACGTACTTGGGATTGATCGATGACAGTAAAGTCTTGCTAGGATTACGGTCAAGGTTGCTCCAAGGTGCATACGCCGTAAACTGCTGACCTATTGCGGTCAGTCTTGCGATACTCATGCCAAGCGGTGAGACAAGGTTCAAAGCACTCACCGATCCGTCACCGTTAAACATTACCGTACCGATACGCAACTGCTTCTCTGCCGTGTTGTACATCGTAGCAGCAATCGGAAACAGACTACTGGCAACGATCTTTTGCTTGGTAACAGCGTCGTGCTGCCCTTCTATGAAAAGATCTTCAACGTTAAACTTAATCTTACTGGTTCTAGCCATGATCAATTACCTCTTGTTTATAAGTCCGAAACACCGTATCAAATGATACGCTTAGGCTTTCATCACCACGCGCTTGCCCCCACTTGGCGGCACAAACTCTTCGCGCCCACCTTCCTTGATGATCCAGATAGCCGGGATGTTTGTATTCCATATCACGGGATCTTCCACGTACCCGTCAGTGAACACCACCATGCAGTCTGCGTTAAGATTATTCTTAGCGATGTACTCACTCACACATCCGGCACGAGTACCGCCACCGCCCATGGGCTTGAGCATACGACTGACCTCTGAGTAGTTACCCTCAAAGACCTGCTCACCATGCACCTCGGTGTCCCACCAAAGAATCCGTATACGTTCGGGCGGCAGGGTATCGCACAGTTCTTGGATGCGGGATGCGACCTTGGCAATGTCTGTGTTGTCGATGGAGCCGGATGTATCAATCGCCAGTATCACCTCACCGATCGTCTCGTTGATCGCACTTGGCAAATAGATATCATCAGCCACGCGCCGCTTATTAAACTTACGCCACGTGTACTCATCGGCCCCACGTACATGAGAATTCCAAAAGTCTTGTAACACCTCGCGCCAGTCAATATCGGGCTGCATCAGATCTTTAATGACACGCGGAATCTTGGCACCGAATCGTCCTGCCAATGTCCCGCCTTGATGGATTGCTTCATCAACCTTCTGCGTAATCTTCTCCAGATCGCCCGGCTCCATGCCTTGTACAAGATCTTCTCCATGTTCATCAAACGATTCTTGGGGGCGACCACCACCCTTACCCTGCTCCTGCTCCTTCTTCAGATACTCGTACACCCTACGGACAGACCACTCGTGGAACATAGGGTCGTAGAAACAATCCTTGGGCAACTTGCACAGAGTCTTGTCTTGGATGTTCATGATGATGTCATTCACCACGTAGTCCATGGCAATGTTGGCAAGCCGGGCATTCTCCTTCATCAGATCCTTGTGACGGGGAATATGCTTGAGCATCACGTGTAAAGTCTCGTGCAAGACAATCGCACGGATCTCCTCGTCAGTAAGTTTCTCCATGAAGGCACGACCATACCGTTTGTTCAGCCCATCGGTGTAAGCCGTAGGACAGTCGGCAGGGTTATCCACAACAGAAGTCTCACCCATCAAGATTACGCCACCATACAGACAAGTCTCTGGATGACGGATCAACTTGACGTTGGCCTTCTTGAGCCTAGTCTCAAAATCCACTTCGCGCATGACTGCGTTCATACTGTTACCTCTTACTAGTTAGACCACCCATCAGACCAGAAGTTCAATGTTCTTCATGCCCCACTGACGCATCTCGTTGTTGTTACGCGCCAGTCGTGCCGTGCGCTTGGATTCAAACGCCATGGAGTAAAAACAATTCTGAACCTCTTCAGACTTGATACGCGCAACAAACTTCATAAACGCAGTCAGTTCATCCTGCGTCTCAATCACATCCACTGCACTGAACATGGCATGGAACAGCACCGCCGGACGCTCTGGAATCTGAATGTTCTCGGGATCAGCCAGAATGTCCTGCACCTTGACCCATTCTTTCTCCATGGACATGAACGCTGCGATAGATTCGGCAAACGCCCCGCCACAAAGACCTGCCATGGCTGCCTGTGTCACGTACTGGCCTAGTTTGTTGGCGTTATTAGCCACCTCGCTAGCACCGACCAATGATCTTGGCGTGACGAACGATGTAATGGGCTTGGCCGGGTCGAATATAAACGGGTTCTGCTCCTGCCCACCGTCAAGATAAGACGCAAGACATGACGGGTTCATCGCCACCCAAGCACGGACAATGCGGGAAATATTATTATCCGTCGCCCAAACACCCCACCGCTTAGCATCGGGCTTGCGTACATTGATCACACACAGGCGGTTCAGCACGTGCGCCGACAGGGTATCGCCGACACCATCAGATGAATTATTACCCGTGATGAACACGATAGAATCCGCAGGCAGTTTCGAGTCACCGACTGATCGCTCCAGAGTCAAACGAGTGAAGATAATCTGCAACAACTTGTTGGCCTTGCTCATCTCGTCGAGCATGATGACCTTCGGCTTGGGGCTGTCCATCTTGAACAACTCCGACACGTAAGACTCCAACGTTTTAGTCTCGTGGTTCGGTATCCGCATCACGATGTCGGACACATCCATCACCGGGCAGTCAACGTATATGTAGTCATAGTCCTTGCCCATGACCGTCTCAAGATGCTTGAGCACCGTTGACTTGCCGATACCCGGCTCGCCACGCAGCAAGATAGTCCGGTGATGCCCAATCGTTGCGATCAGATTCGGCACATCGCCCAGTTCGACAGGCGTATTGAAGTTAATAGTCTTGTTACCCACAGTCATTACCTCTTAGTTAAAAGTTTACACAGTCACTACAGTTATCCATCGCATCGGTCAGTATTTCGACCGCATGAACATATATAAGTTCCTGCTCTGGAGATAAATTTCGCGTGTCAAT